GCCGCGTCTGCACAGAACGCCGTTCCAACCCGGCCTGATCCGAAAGCAACGGAATGGGCGCAGGAAAACCCGTGGTTTGGCGAAGACGATGCCATGACGTTTGCGGCTTTTGGAATACACAAGACTCTGGTTGAACAAGAAGACTTTGACACAAACACTCCAGAGTACTATCGTGTGATTGACGAGAGAATGAGAGAAGCGTTTCCCCATAAATTTTGGGGAACAGCATCTTCTACAGGAGGGAACAGGCCACAACAGGCCGTTGCTTCTGCTACACGTTCCGGGTNATCCGGGCGCAAAACAGTGAGATTATCCCCAAGCGAAGTTACGATTGCGAATAAATTGGGGGTTCCTCTAGACCAGTACGCGAAATACAAACGCTAGGAAATGACAATGTCTGAAAACAATATTGATCGTACTCCTCGCGCATCCAAGACCCGAGCCGTAAAAACGCAAAGGAAACCTTGGAGTCCCCCGTCTTTATTAGACGCACCCGATCCGCCAGAAGGTTTTGTTCACAGATGGATACGGTCTGAAGTTAGGGGTTTTGACGACCGAAAGAATGTATCTGCCCGTATGAGAGAAGGGTGGGAATTGGTTCGGAAAGAAGAATACCCTGAATTTGAGGCCCCAACAGTGGATTCCGGGACCTATGAAGGTGTCTTTGGCGTAGGAGGGCTGTTGCTGGCCCGTATTCCAATTGAGATTGTTGAGGAGCGTAAGGATTACTTTGGTAAAATGAGTTCGGACGCAATGACCGCAGTTGATAACGATCTTATGAAGGAAACGCAGCATCATTCGATGACGATTCAGAAACCTGAACGACAATCGCGTGTAACGTTTGGAGGCCCTAGAAAATAGGGCACCTGTTTTGAACCCTTTTGCTTTAAGGAGCAAACGAAATGGCTAACATTAACGGAAGCTTTGGCCTCCGTCCGCTCAATAAGATGGGCGGCGCGGCCAATTCCACTGCTACTTCAAACTATACTCTTTATGAGATAGCGAATGGCAACACAAACAAGCTTTATCACGGTGAACCCGTGATTCCTCTTTCCACTGGTTATATAGACGCTCCAGGAGCGGCGGCGGGTGGTACGGTAGGGCTTTTGGGTGTGTTCCAGGGCTGTGAGTATGTTTCTAGTACCACTGGGAAACCTACGTGGAGCAATTACTGGCCCGGTTCGGGGGCAGATAGCAACCACCCTGTAAAGGCGTATGTCAACGACGATCCGATGCAGCTTTATGTTATCGCAACGGATGCTTCGTGGACCAGTAAAGCTACGGCACGCGCCGCAGTTTTTGCTAACGCTAACTTCTCAACCGCGATTACTGGCACGGACGCCACTGGTGTATCGTTAGGTCGCCTCGCGATTAGCACGATTGCCACAACGGCTGCGCTACAAATGCGGATCATGGGTTGGGTAGAAGACTCTTCTAACGAAGACTTCTCCGCAGCGGGCGTTGGTGCAATTGTCCGACTTAATAACCACTTCAATAGCAACAACGGCGCTATTGCTGCTGGTACTCCTTCAACTACTGGCGTATAGGGGGTTTAGAAAATGGCTATCAGTAGAGCACAACTCGTAAAAGAGTTGGAACCCGGCCTGAACGCATTGTTCGGAATGGAGTATGATCAGTATGATCGTGAGCACGAAGAAATCTTCTCCATGGAGAGTTCGGACCGTGCTTTTGAGGAAGAGGTGATGCTTTCAGGATTTGGAAGCGCCCCAACCAAGGCAGAAGGCAGTGCAGTATCCTTCGATGACGCGCAAGAAGCTTATACAGCACGTTATACGATGGAAACGATAGCCCTTGCCTTTTCGATCACGGAAGAAGCTGTCGAAGACAACCTGTACGACAGGCTTGCTGGTCGGTACACAAAGGCTCTTGCCCGTAGTATGAGTCAGACGAAACAGGTTAAGGCCGCAGCGGTCCTTAACAATGCTTTCGACAGCACTTACACTGGCGGTGACAGCAAGGAACTTTGCGCTACAGACCACCCACTCGTAACGGGGAGTACGTTCCGTAACGAACTCTCCACTGCGGCGGATCTTAACGAGACTAGCCTTGAGCAGTCCCTGATTGATATCGCAAGCTTTGTGGACGAGCGGGGCCTGAAGGTTGCGGTTCGCGGCGTGAAGCTGATTGTTCCTAAAGAACTTCAGTTCACAGCGGATCGTCTTCTAGAATCTACCCTGCGCACCGGTACTGCGGACAACGACATTAACGCAGTTCGGAACATGGGTATGCTCCCGGAAGGCTACGCCGTTAATCACTTCCTTAGTGATACGGATGCTTTCTTCATCTTGACAGATGCACCCAACGGTCTGAAGGGCTTTAACCGTACCGCCGTCCGAACTTCAATGGAAGGTGATTTTGATACGGGGAATGTCCGTTATAAAGCCCGGGAGCGTTATGCTTTCGGCTGGTCTGACCCACGGGGCATTTTTGGCTCCCCCGGAGCATAATCTATAGGGGAGAGCCTAAAAAACTCTCCCCTGCTTTATAAATTTTTCTGGGACTACATAGCCTTAGCGACTGGCCCAGCAGACGCTCACAAGACGCTAGGGCGAAACCTTTGTGAGAAGGATATTACGTTATGGCTAGAACAACTTTTTCCGGGCCGGTCCGTTCGTTGCGCGGATTTATAACCGCAGGACCCGATGCAGTTGTAAATATAACTACCGAGACTACTCTTACGTTCGCCAGCCATGCGGGTCGCGTCATAGAGATAAATGATGCGGATGGTGCAGTAACCTTGCCTACCATCCAAGCGGATTCTAAGGGGGCCTCTGCGGGGCAAGATGATCCAAATGTAAACAGCCAGCTTGGTGCGGTTTACCGGTTCTACATTGGAACCGACGCCACGGATCTTGACATCAAAACAGATGGCACCGACAAATTCCTTGGCTCTCTGGCGGTTGGCGTTACTGATGGCAGTTATAAGGTTTTCATACCCGGTGCCTCGAACGATGTGATTTCTATGAATGGCGGAACGCAGGGCGGAGATAAATTCTCTTACCTTGAGATTACCGCCATTGCTGACAATGAGTATCTTGTTCAGGGTGTTCTTATCGGATCTGGAACAATTGCAACTCCCTTCGCGGATAGCTAAACCTGAATAATGGAACGGGGGCGATGCCCCCGTTCTGATAGGAGAGTCTTATGGCAGACGCCGTAACTGCTACTACTGTAATAGATGGCCCCAAAACTGCGGTGATTTATTGCACTAACACAAGCGATGGAACTGGAGAGGCTGCTGTTACAAAAGTGGACGTTTCCGGGTTATCTGCGCTTCAAGATGGAACTTCTTGTACCGGTGTTCGTATCCAGAAGATCGTGTTTTCCAATGTCGGCATGGGCGTCAAGCTTCTTTGGGATGCCTCTACCGACGTTATCGCAGCACAACTTCCGGCGGATTATTCCGACACGTTGGATTATTCTGACATAAGCGGTCTTCCGAATGTTGCTGCTTCCGGCGGCAAGACGGGGGACATACAACTTACAACCGTGGGGCACAGCAGCGGGGACACGTATTCTATAGTTCTGTATTGCTCAAAACAATATTGAGGCGTGTCATTATGAAAGGCTACTTGTGCTATGGCTGTTTCCGGGTCTAAGGATTTTGAACCTAATGTAGCGGAATACGTGGAAGAAGCGTTTGAGCGGTGTGGACTAGAGTTTCGTACAGGATACGATGCGCGTACTGCGCGAAGATCCATTAATTTCCTCTTCGCGGATTGGGCAAATCGGGGTCTTAATCGTTGGACCATAGATCAGGTGAACCAGACCCTGGTATCCGGTCTTTCGGAATACCCCATAGGAACCATAACGGCTACGGTAGGGGCTTCCACAAATCTTGTTGTTGGTAATACCATAACCGGTTCCTCAAGCGGCACGACCGCAATCGTCCTAACCAAACCTAGTTCAACTACGATCACGTTAAGTATTCCTTCGGGGTCTTTCACCGCTGGAGAAACTATAACCAGTACGGACAGTAGTGGTTCGGCGGTGAGCACTACGATATCGTCAGACCCCAGTATATCGGGGGTGAGATCTACTATAGATATTCTGTCTTCTGTGATAAGGCGCAGTGGTTCGGACATTTCTATTAATCGCGTCAGCCGTGACGACTATTTGAGTATTCCAACCAAGACTACTTCTGGAAGACCAGTCCAGTTTTACGTGGATCGTCAAATAACCCCTGTGATCAAGGTTTGGCCCAACCCTGAAAACAGTACGGATGTTTTGATTTATGACCGGTTGACACGCATGGACGATGCGGATGCTTCAGTAAACACTGTTGACGTTCCTTTTCGGTTCTACCCCTGTTTAGCTGCGGGTCTGGCCTATTACCTTTCAGTAAAAAGAGCGCCGGATCGTGTTCCGTTATTAAAAACAATGTATGAAGAGGAGTTTCTTAGGGCGGCGGAAGAAGATAGAGACAGGGCCAGTTTCAGCGTAGTACCCTCTTATAGCTACTTAACGGCGACTTCTTAATGCCCCGGTACGCTTCAAACAAACATGCCATGGGAATTTCGGACCGTTCTGGAGCGGCGTACCGTCTAAAAGACATGCGGAAAGAATGGACCGGAATGCTTGTTGGCAAAGACGAGTGGGAAGCTAAACAACCCCAGTTGACTGTCCTTAAAATTCCGGCAGACCCGCAAGCGTTAAAAGACCCAAGACCGGATAGGACAGAACCTGCTATTGAGGTGTTGCTAACAGAAGACGCTTTTCTTTCTTCCGCTAGCGGTTCCGCTGTATTGACAGTAATAGAGCCGGGTCATGGACGAAGCACAGGAGACGTAGTTAGATTTAGGTCTATAGAACCCTTTGACGGGTTTGCATCTTCTGTAATAGAAAGTGCCAGCGGCTATTCGATAACCAAGACTAATTCGGATAGATACACGTTTACTGCTAGCAGCGGAACTGCAACAACGGGAAGTGTACGAGGAGGTGGAAGTTCTTCTTCCGCAGGTCCTGTAACTGTGAGTGCATAAGATGGCGTATACTTTTACCACTCTAAAAACTGCTATACAGGACTTTGTTCAAAGTTCTGAGACTACCTTCGTTACTCAATTGCCCCGATTTATTTTGAATTCTGAAGAACGAATTTTAAAGGAATGTCAGTTAGACGTTTTTCGTAAGAATACGCAAGGTACAGTTACGTCTGGGAACGCTTTTTTAGCAAAGCCAAGTGACTTCCTAGCTCAGAACTCCTTGAGCGTCATAGTCTCTTCAAGCAAAGAGTTTCTTTTATACAAGCAAGTGACAATGTTGCAAGATTACACGCCTGATCCCACAACCACGGGTGTTCCTCTTTACTACGGTGATTTCGATCAAGACACGTTCTTGATAGCTCCAACTCCTGATTCAAACTATACCGTGGAGTTGCATTATTTTTGCCGCCCCCAATCCATAACGGAATCTTCTGATGGAACTAGCTGGTTAGGAGATAACGCAGAGTTGTCCTTGCTGTATGGGGCTCTCGTAGAAGCATACACGTTTCTAAAAGGAGAACCTGACCTCCTGGGTCTATATAACCAACGTTTCCAAGAATCTTTGCAATGGCTCAAGAATCTTGGTGAGGGTTTGCAGACTCGAGACGAGTATCGTTACGACAGGGTTAGAAGACAGGTACAATAATCATGGACGGTTCAGCGCACAGTGAAGTAGGCAACGCGCTGGTTTTTACGTCCAATAACGGGGGTCATTCGCCAGAACAAATGGCAGAAATGGCGTTGAACAAAATAATGGTTGTTTCAGAAACAGCCCCGCCTGTGATACGAGATCAGGCGCTTGCTTACCGAGATCACATACGGAAAGTATTGGTTTTTTACATGGCTAAAATGGCGGAAAATGAAAGAACCACCATTTATGCTTTAATGAAGCAGCAAGGCCAACACGATGTGGCTGATATTATAAGGAGTTTGTGATGGCAATTGGATCATCAGCGGTTTGCGGGACTTACAAGCGTGAGATAAACGCAGGCATTCATTTTTGGACTTCGCACTCCCGTGGGGATGGCAGTTCCATTGCAGCGGATACCTTTAAGATAGCTCTCTTTACCAATAGTTCGTCTATTGATGCCGACACTACGGGGTATGCAGCAACTAACGAGGTTAGCGGGACAAATTACACCGCTGGTGGTGAAGCGTTGTCGAGTGTGACGATAGGACTTGCAGACAACAGCAGTTCAGTGCCGACTGCGTTTATAGACATGGCAGATGTTACGTGGTCCTCGGCTACTATTACGGATGCGCGGGGAGCCCTGATCTATAATTCTACGTTAGCTAATGCAGGAACGGCGGGGGACACGACTCATGCAGCGAAACCCTCGGTGTGTGTGATTAACTTTGGTGGTGACAGTTCTTCAAGCGCGGGAAATTTTACCGTTACGATGCCCGCAAATGATGCTAACAACGCTTTGATCAGGATTGCGTAATGACTGTTCTTGGTTGGGGCAGAGGTACGTGGGACTCTGGGGCCTGGAATAATTCTCTTCCAGTTACCGGGGTTTCTTCTGCTACGGCCATTGGCACTGCGCGGGTTGACATACAGCCTTCGGTTACCGGGGTTTCCGCCGCCGCAGCGGTTGGCAGTGTAAGGGTTGACATACAGACCTCGGTTACCGGGGTTTCCGCCGCCGCAGCGGTTGGCAGTGTAAGGGTTGACATACAGCCCTCCGTTACTGGGGTTTCGGCGGCTACGGCTACCGGAAGTGTAAGAGTAGACATACAGCCTTCGGTTACCGGGGTTTCCGCCGCCACGGCGGTTGGTAGTGTAACTGTAACCGGAGAGGCGAACGTTACTCTCACGGGGGTTTCGGCGGCTACGGCGGTTGGAAGTGTAACTATTACCACGGCTGTGTTAGCTACAGGGGTGCAAGCCTCTACAGCGGTTGGCAATGCATTTGTCTGGGGTATAATCGTTCCGGGACAGGATGCTGATTGGAGTGGTATAGTTTCAGGGCAGAGCGCCGAATGGTCCGGGGTAACGGACACTCAATCACCCGATTGGGGTAATGTAGTCCCGGGGCAAAGCGCCGAATGGTCTGCAATAACTGATGCTCAGTCCCCTGGATGGACAGATATAGCGGCATAGGAAAAGAACATGGCTTCAACATTTACTACAGGTTTTGGTATTGAGAAGATTGGTTCGGGTGAACAGTCTGGGACATGGGGCACCACGACGAACCACAACCTTGATATTGTTGATCGTATTGCTTCCTATAAAGCGGTCGCCCTTTCTGGTACTACGCATACTCTTACTGTTCGCGAGGCTTCTCCGGGTTCAGGAACCGAAAACCTCCAAGATGGTATGTACCGCGTGATTAAGTTTACGGGAGCCTTGGGTGCTAACAATACGGTTACGATAGCTCCAAATACAGCACCAGCTTATTTTATCATCGAAAACGCCACTACCGATTCTGGTTCTGGTGGGCCTTACTCCGTTATTCTATCTCAAGGTTCAGGCGCAAACGTCACCGTTCAGAACGGTAAAAACGCAATTGTCTACTGTGATGGCGCGGGTTCAGGCGCGGCAGTTGTCGATGCTCTCGCTGACCTCCAGGTTGGTACGTTAGAAGTTACTGGTGCAGCCGCGATTGATGGTGCGTTAACGGGTAGCTCGACTATCCAAGGTACAACAATAACTGCTACTACAGCGTTTGTACCGGATGCTTCAGATGGTGCGGCTCTCGGCACCACTAGCTTAGAATTCAGTGATCTCTATCTTGCTGATGAGGCTGTGATTGGTTTTGG